TGAACTCCATGTACCACTTACCAGTGGTCATTGCTTGAGTGCCAAATCTCCAAGGAGTTGCAAAGTCATCACCAAGAACACATTTCAGATTGCCTTCTGAAAAAGTTTGAGTTCCTTTTACAAGAGGATTCCAAGTTGCAAAGTTATTCGTAGGACTATCCAGCACAACATCCGTGGCTGCTAGGTTGTTAGCAGTAAAGTCATTGCTGTTACCGGATTGATCTTCACCCGGAGATGCACTGTTGCTGAAGTTTAGGTAGAAGCCATTGGTTCCATAGCTGCCTTCATAGGCAATGGGTTTCCAATGTCCATAATCCTCATCGGTTTCACCGAAGTAGCTTGGGTCTAGTGCTTGACCGTCAATGAAGTGGACTTCGGCCATGTATCCGTCAAACTTATAATCATAACAACCGATACAACCATACTCACCTATACGATGAACAATAGTTCCTCCTCTATTAAACGCACCAGAATTATCATTCAAAGAAGGTAGGTTTAATGTGTCAAAAGCAGTGATTCTTTCTCCATTTACATAAAGCCTTACTCTATCTGAAGATGTGGCATTAGTTGTGTCCCAAACAACAACAACATGATACCAAGCAGAAGGATCACGAAATAATGCAGTTGTATTAAAAATTGTAGTAAGGTTTACTCTTAAATACAATTTGTCAAAGTTTAATCGTATTCCTTCTGCATAAGCACCACCAGATGATCCACCATCTGCACTAAAAATTCCTAAATCAATAGAGCCAACATTTCCTCTTTTTACCCAAGTGCTGTATGTCCATGCCTGCCTATTACCATCTGAACTTGGAGTCCAGTCCAAATAAGCATCATCATCATCGTTGAATCTCAGGGATTGGTCGATGGTGTAGCCAGCACCGCCAGCAGGAGTGATTGCAGTACCCGGAAAGATTGCCATTATGCAATGGCTCCACTCGTAGTCAGGTAGACATTCGTACCATTGGCATAGTAGCTGACTAAGTAAGTACCCGCAGTGCTTAGGGTAGTAGCTAGGTTAGCGTCACCCTTAGTATTTGCATGAAGGCTTACAGTCTGCGGAGTGGTGTTCACCAGCAGGATGAAGCCAGACTGACCATCAGGAATGTTGGTAAAGGTCAGGGTGATTGAACCAGTTGGAGTACAGGTAAAGTTCTGTGCTGCACTTAGGTCAAAGCTACCGTCATTATCCACAGTATCAGCACTACGCTGCGGTGCAGTGAAGTTCTGAGTTACATCGGTCTTAGCAGTATCTGCATCGTAACCTTGGACAGTAACACCAATGTCCCCAGAATCTAAATAACCTGCACTTGCATGATCACCCCAACCATAGGCAGTGTTACCATTGGTTGCATAGGTAACTAGGTTTGCATTATATGCTTGTACCGTGACACCAATGTCAGAGTCCAGTACAATGTCACTACCAAGGTTTGAAATTTGTCCTTCAGTAATGGAGAGTGCAGCCTGATGTTGAGTTACAGCAGACTGAGGAACATTGGCATCTGGAATGTTAGTCCATGTGACTGCAGCAGTTAGGTCATTAGTCTCAGTGAAACTAGTTAAATAACCTGCACTGGCATGGTCTCCCCAACCGTAGGCAGTATCCCAATTAGAAGTATCTGTAGAGGTAATACTTGCAGCTTCGCTTGCACCGAACACTGGATCAGTCTCAGTATAGGAGGCAAGGTAATCTGTACCAGCTACTGCAGCAGAGATATTACCGGCACCATCGGCCTTCACTAGACCAGTGACAGCACCGACTACTGGATCAGTTTCAGTATAGGAAGTTAAATAACCTGAGAGAAGATTAGCCTTAGTAATCTTTTTAGAGGCCGATGCATCAGAATCTGTAACTAAAAACAGATCATCCGCAGCAGCGGAGGTTAATTCAGTTAGATCAGAAAGTTTTACTGTAGACATTAGCTACCCTCAGTTGCAAAATAAACAGGATTAGTATCTGAACTCTGTTCAGTAATAAATGCATAATTACCGTCAGCAGTTACTAATTCAATAGGGGTAGAGAACTCAATGCTTTCTTCATACATTTGCCGTTCATTGGCCCACCGAGCAAGATTCTTTTGCTTCTTCCAATGGTTGGGCTTTGGCTTTCTCCAGACAGGACCGAGACGTTGGAACTTAGCCAAGGCGGAACTCCTTAATTCCAATACGTTTCCGTTGCTTGAGTGAAGCCAGTTCTTCTTTTAGTTTCTCCACCAATGCAGAGTATTGTACCACAACTTCATCGGCAGTTTTAGTATTAATACCACCCGTTGGGTCCTCCACCTTAGATGTTCTAACCTTAGTTTGACTATCGGCAGGAGTCATCATACCACCCAGTTTAAGGCCTCTGTACGTCCCTGTAGGAGCCGTAGAGCCTTCTTTGGATTTAGCACCTAGTTGGGTACCGGTATAGTCCGGGGCCTTTCCTGAACCGTCTACAGGCGTTAGATCCTCACCCTCGTCCATCATGTCATCTAGCATGGACATGAGTTCATCCATTTCATCCATCTCTTCCTCTGCACCTTCAAACTCCAGTGCATTGGATTCCATGAAATCTTCTAGTTCTAGATCGTTGTGTCCCGGGTTTACCTTCTTATAATATGCCTCAAGCATTTTATTATAGAGGTTAGCAATCTTATCTTTGATTGCCTCCAGTTCCATTGTATCAATAGAGTCGGAAAATAAATCCATTAGGCTGCCTTCATCTTTCTTTCACGGTCTCTAGCCCACTTATCATAATTTCCGGGGAAACCGGGATCGGTGGGGTCCAACATGGAACGAGGTGCTGAAATTCTATAATGGGTAGGAGAACCGCAGGAAGGACACACTCCATCTTCATCTCTAATAAATATGGATCGTAACTCATCAGTTACCTCCCCGCAGTTGCTGCAGTGATATTCGTATATGGGCATAACCTAATCCTTGTAATGTTCTAAACGATGGCAATTAGAACACAATAAAACACATTTATCTAGTTCTACCTTTTGTCTGTCCCATGCCCAATCCTTAATAATCCAAGGATCTACATCTTTTTCTTCAGGATTTACATGATGAAAATCAAATATGGCCGGATGAAATTCACCTCCACAATTTTCACACTTTCCACCCTTATATTCTATTGCTCTAAATTTAGCTTGCCTTCGTTTTTCTTTTAATTCATTAGACTTACAGCTTTTACAAACCTTAGAATTTAATCTAATTTGTGACGGATATTGTGTATCTTCCGTCAATTCAACACTACATATTTTACATTCCATTTGTTAAACCCTCTGCTTAGGACTTAAAAAATGGAGGGGTACTCACCGAAGCAGCGGCTTTCCCCCTCCGAGAATCTGATTATACCATCAGATTAGGCTGCAGGTACAGCGAAGGCTACACCAGCATTATCACGCAGTTCAGCTACACCGTACAGGGTATCTGCGGTGAACAGGTCACCGAGGTATTCCTGCTTGTACTGCGTCTGAGAACGGACACCCATCTGTTCAGCAAGAACCAGTGCGTCCTTATGCAACAACAGACCGATACGAGCGTCACCACCGGAAGCCGGGGAAACAGTCGGGCAGTTGCTGGATACGTAGACATCAACACCGTAGATCATACCGATCTTACCAGTCTTGATTGCATCACCAGAACCAATGTACTGCTGTTCAGTGAAACGGTTGATACCGAGCAGATCGTTAGCAGCAATCGGCGGGATAACCAATGAACGGCCATCCATCGGTACGTCTGCATTGTCCAGAGTCAGGATCATCTTACGAATACCTGCATCACCAATGTCAGTAGCACCACCACCAGAAGCAGAACCATCAAACAAGGTAGTACCGTCACCACCGATGACAGCCTTTTCCCACAAAGCAGCACCAGTACCACCAACGGTACCACCCTGCAGACCTTCAGCAACAGCAAACAGGTCGGTATCTACACGAGTTGCCAGTGCATAACCAGCGTCATCGGTGTAGAAACGACGCAAGGACTGCAGTGCCTGTACTTCAACGATGTCCTCAATGAGTACTGAATACTCGTAGTGGCTGTTGATAGATACCTGTACTTCAGAATGACTTGGGGCAATCAGAGTTACCTGAGAGCCTGCACCCTTAGCAGAAGCGGAACCACGAGCCGGTGCCGGGATGTGAACGGTATCACCCTTCTTGCCCTTGTGGGACATACGGGTAACGAGGTTAGCCAGTACAAGATTCTTCTTGTAGCCAGCAATGACTTCATCTGACCACAGTTCCGGGATGAACTTGTCAGCCACGGTCTTAGTGGTGTTATTAGTACCAAGTGCCATTTTATTACTCCTTAATGTTTACTTGACCCGGCCTTCTGCATACGCTAACAGGATTTCATCCTGCAGAGTTTCATAACGGTTCGGGTCCGTTTGTTTCAATCTAATCAGGTCGGCTCTACGATAAATCTTCTTGCCGGCCTTGGCTTCACCTGAGGAACGACTTTCAGAAGATGCACCCTTGAGTGCCTTCCTACGCTCTGCCTCTTGTTCAGCCTCAGCTTCCTTTGTCTTGTTGATCATGGAACGTTCTTTCCATGTGGACAACAATTCATTGGCAGCATCGAAGTCATAACGATCCGCTGCAGCAAATAACTGTGTACGAATCTTTGACCCCTTTACCCAATCCTGAAAGTTAGAGTCCTGCACAATTTCCTGAAAATCAGGGTGTGTGGACTGTAGTTGCTGCAGAGCAGTTTGTGCTTTCATAGCGGCTGCTTGTGCTTCTACCTGCTTTAATCGAGGATCATTTTTTAAGGCTTGGTTTAATGCAGCCTTAGGATCTTCAAAAAAATCAATCTCTTCTTCAGGTTCGGGTGTACGTTGATTGGCCCGATCTTGTAGGAAGGTATCTGCTAATTTACGTAGTTCACCAATTTCTTGACCTTTACGACCCAATTCTTTTTCAAGATTGGCATACATATCAATCAGGTCTTTTTCAGATTTACCCCGAAATTTCTCTGGGATCTCATACTCAACCTCTGGTGTTTCTACTTCAGCTTCAACTTCATTGTTGAATTCTTCAACACTACCTTCTACTTCAGGATCAACAATATTTACCATAGTATCCTCCGTCCTTTTGGATTGTGGAGTAAATAAAATGGCGGACTAAATGTATTAGTTATCCGCCGCTAGTTTAGTACTATCCTCCAGATTAACAATCATTTGAATAATACTAAGTTGGCCCTTTACAAAATAAAGGTCCTTTTCATCTTGGATAGATTGAACATTGTTAAGGTTCATGGAGAGAGTTTCTAGTTCACCAACTAGGTCACTCCAGCCTTCCTGTTCAAATAAATTTAATCTATCCTTAAAGAATTGATTATCATCCTTCATATATTATACACCACCTTTGCGGGCGTTGGCAAGATTGAGAATAGTTTCACTCTTAAGATGTTCAATCTCAGGAATGTTACGTATTGTTTCACTCTTAACCTGTGCAATATCTGCAAGATCTTTCTGTAGAGACAGTGCTTTCTTTTGTAGATTAAGCAGCTTCTCTTGTTCCTTGGCATTGCTTGGCATTTTTTCCATAGCTTCTGCCATATACTTCTGAGCCTTGGCTTGAGTTTCCTGAATATCTGCCGCAGCTTGTTGCATCTGCATTTGCATTACCATCTGTTGAATCTGAGCAGCTTGTGGGTCCTGTTGCATAAGCATTTGCATCAGTTCTTCACGATTCTGTACGCTGCTGGATTCCAGAACACCCATGACCAGTGCTTTATGTGCAGGACTATCCGGCGGGATTACAGACAGAAGCTGGATCATCTGAGTCATCTCCAGTTCTTTTGCCATGATACCCATAGTGCTATACGGAATGAACTTGTAATCCATCAGTGGATAACGCTGTGGGTCAAATTGAATCTTACGATTAATAACTTTATTCAACATTGGGATGAGGAAGTTATTTTGGAAGTTCATCAGTGTACGTTTCTGACGCTTGATACTGGCAGCCTGAATCATGGACATGCCAGAGGCTGTAGCATTACGTGGTTGTGCTGCAGTACTCGTGGCCGTATCAAATGCACCCGTTGCCATACTCAGCATACGTTCCAGTTCTGCTGACTCACGGAAGGTGTGAGCATCCAATTGACCAAAGTTCATTGGACGAAGTACCTGTGCAGGGTCTCCGTTGGTTAGAATGGTCTTGCCGGGGCGTACTTCCAGCTTTGCACCACGGGGAATACGGGTGGCATCAATACCCATCATTGGATGAGTGGTCAGTGCCAGTGCATCAATACGGCTACGCAGTTCTGCATCCAATGCCTTCTGCATATTGTAGCCTTTCTCAGCTACACCTCGGCCCCAGAACTTACCCGGTACACGGTCATGCTGGTAATAGATGAAAGGACGGTCCTTCATCATAAAGGGATTCTCTACAACACGGAGAACTGTAGAGTCATTGGCAATCGTAACTACTGCTTCTACCAATTCATCTTCATCATAGTCAAATTCACCGAATTGTTCATCTTTATTGATAAACTTTTTAGGAATACGACCCCAATATTCAGTAATCTTTACCTGATCATCTTCTTCTTCTACTCCTGATTCAAAATCATAATCAGAATCAATGTCAGAATAGCTGCTAATAGGAACATCGTCATAGATTCCATTCTTAATTTTCTCCACGATAGTATATCTTGGCTTCATAACTTCCGTAGCTACACCCAATGCTTCATTAATTGAGGTAGATACAGGATCAATTACAAATTCTAGAGGAGAAACTGGCTCAACCTTTACACAAATGTAGGGCATTTCCTGTACCATACGTTGTGTAGTCATCGTTCCTTCGATTGGAACCTGTACTGGGTAGCGTTCTGTTTTTTCTTCTACTAAAATTTTACCAATACCAGTACCGTAGATGGCACCGTTGAGGAAAATCTCTGCAATTGCTTCCTTAACACCTTCTTTTTCTAAATCTTCCTTAAGGATTTTACGTAAATAACCTACATCACCCGGAGTTTGGTCCATTACATCGTCACGAATGTCAAACCATTGTTCCGAACCAAAGGTTGCTTCCTCCAATTCCGCTACAGTGGCTTCAATTGCCTGCTGTAATGCCGGGGAAATTAGCTTTGAATTCTCAGAATCACGGGTTTTGTCACCCGGATCATAGACACCTCTCCAGAGTCGGTAGTATTCTTCCCATTTTTCTTGATAATTGGTGTCTCTGTGGGTACGCCACTCTTCTACACGATCACTTACCCATGAAGAAAGGGCATTATATCCAAGGTAATTAGTATCCTGCGTAGGCATCTAGCGGCTCCCAGTCATCTATTTCAATGTCATTAATGAAATCTGCTACACTTACTTGGTCAATATATGCAAGTGCATCCAGTAGATCGTCATGTGAACGGCTATTTGGGAAGTCCATCATTTGATTAATGAAGTCACGAT